TGCGTTGCCTCTGTCTTATAAAAGAGCAGAGGCGTCGCAGCATCACCAAATACATTATACATCACAATAATATGATTAAGAATTAAATGAGTTTTTAATTCTCCTTCCGTCTCATAACGACGGAATAATCTTTTAATGTATCTAATTCTATTTAGATCTTCTTCAAAGTCGGTATATGTAACTGACTGAGGATTATTATAATTTTGAATAGCAAAGATCATCCAATTTTCTGGAGTCAATTCATTAATAAACATTTATCAGACAGTAACTGTTACAACAGCGGTATCGGAGATTACTTCAGCAGCACCATTGGTAGACGTAAGCTTGACTCTGTATGAACCAGCATCATCTGAAGTGACAACAGCAACATCATAGGTTGCTTGATCAGCACCAATATTGATCCAGCGTCTGCCAGACTTCTTCTGCCACTGATAGGTGAGAACAGAAGCATCACCAGGAGGAGTAGCGATGGCATCGACAAGCAACTGAAGAACACCACCGTCAGCAACTGCAGTATCAACAGGTTGAGTGTTGAAAGTGATAAGAACAGAAACGTCTGCTGCTACAGCATCGTCTGTCTGAGTCTCGTTAGCGTTGAGATCAGGACCAGCAATGGTTACCAACATCTCTGCTTTGTGACGAGTATGTCCTTCACCATCAGTGTAGGTGAAATAGGACCACCAGCCAGGAGCATTCAGACCACGAGATTTGTTCTCAGCAAGTGCTGCTTCTGTGTTATCGATAAAGATGATTTGTTTTGCTTGGGACGAAGGCGACACTCCACGACCAGCTTTGGTCTTGTTGTCATCGCTGTCCGTTCTTCCGTATAAGGACATTGTATCTCCAGTAGACTACTTGATTCTACGATTATTTATAAAAAAAGGGGACCGTAGTCCCCCAAAAATCACTCAGCAGGAGATTCTTCTCTTGCTGCGATTGCTTTCTTAACAACTTCTAGAAGTTGGTCATCCATATCAGTCTTGGTCAGTTTGACTGCTTTCTCCAGAACGAGTAGGCAAATCTCAACTAGTTTTTCACCTAGTTCTTCGTTGTCAGGAACTTTGGCAACGGCATCCTTTACGATCTTAGCCGCAAGGGGAAGTAGAAATGAGAGCATGATCTTAACGCATAGTGCAAGAATTATTTATTCTTGTTCCTATGCTTCCACGCAGTAGCGTATGCAATACCTTCCTTTTCTTTAGGATAGTTCTTCTTAATGTGCTTCACCATGCGATCATACTTTTTACCAGGAGGAGCAAATTCTTTGAGTTTCTTTTTGCCAGACTTTGTTGGTTTAGGTTCTGCTTCTCCATCATCAATTTCAGGCATAACCTCAACCACTGGCTTCTTTACTTTTTTTCGGTTTCCTCCTTCATCTTCTTCTTGGAAGAGATGATCTTAGAAACTTTCTTGCGACGTGAAAGAAGATACTTGTCAGACTTATCGTGATCACCATCGTTGTCGATGTCCTTGTCTTCCTTACCTACGGGATCAAGTTTCTTCTCAGTGATTTCTTCACCTTCAGGTTCAAAACCTGCCTTGACGCAGTTGTCAACGCGCTTGCCGCCCTTCATTTTTGTGCCTGCTTGCTTGTAACCTTTCCAGCAAGCTTTACCATCAAGTCCTTTTTTCTTCTCCATCATGTAGGTGACACCATCGAGTTCGAACTCATAAGTCGTGCCGATTAGTTCTTCATGAACCATCTCTTCTTTCTTCATGTCATTCTTATCTTTCTTCTCACACTTGGAGCACCCCTTCCCTCCGCAGTAAGAGCACTCACCACACGACTCTTTCGCAACCAATTTCGTGGTGTCTCTAATCTCTGCTCCATGTGACTGTTTGACACCAGCACCAGTGCGTAGATCAGTTGCGGGGTCAGGAGCACCAGCGTTCGCTTTAGGGTCCTTTTTGCTGAAGTCATCTTCGCCACCTTTTTTCTGAAGTTCTGGATAGGTTTCTTCCTGATGAAGGTGCGAACCAAAACCAGCACCTTCTGTCCATTTTCCATAAGACTCAATAAGAGCTCTTGAAAAATCATCATTATGTTTGAGACTAGTCGATGGTTTTTGACGTTCCATTATTTTTAAAGATACTTCTTTTCCTCCCTTTATTTATAGATTCTGTCACATTGACATGTCTAATGTCTTTGATCCAAGAGCGGAACATCTCTCCAGACTCACTGATAATAATAGCGTAGTTACCACCAACGCGCTTTATTGTGCCCTTCTCACCAGTCAATACAGACATAATAATATCACCTTCCTGAAAGAAGTCTTGCTGCCTTTGCTGCTGACGCAGTGCTTCTTCTCTAAGTTTCTTGAAATCTTTCATTTAAAATTAACAGGTAGATTTGCTCTAATTTCATCCATCATCATCTTACAATCTTTATCATTCATTGATCTTGGGATTCCTTGGCGGAATAGTTTAAAATCATTTGCATGTGCTGCACGTCTCATCTTTGTGCCAGAGATTGCAAAAGTATCTCCATCGGCATCTCTGCTTCCTGAAGATTGAATGTCAATACTTCTAAATGAGAAGTCTTTACCATTGTATCTGTGTAGAAATTGCATAGCACTGACTCTATCAGACCCCACAAGAAATACAACTTCATTATATCCTGCCATCATCAAGTCTTGCATGATAGCGACTGGATCTTTTGGTCCAGAATATATTTTACCACGGTGTTCTGTAAACATCAAGTTCATGTAATGTAGTTTACGTTCAGGTTTGAGTGGGTTCTTACCCTTAAGGTCAAACGACTGAGAAATGTAAATACGATAGTCATCACTACCAGCGATGCGCTTCACACCATCGAAGTTCTCTTTATGTCCAGTGGTTGGTGGTTGAAACCTACCAAAAGTGAAGTAGCATTTGTTGGAATTTAACGCCATTGTTTCTGTAGAGTGAAGTTGTTATAAGCAAACTCAAGTCTGTTAACCAGTTTGATCATGCTTCCATCCTGATGAAGAACGTATCCCTCAGGTGTGGTGACCTTGTATCCGTTCTCAGTCTGAACAAATGTCTTGAATTGCTCAAGATGATCCAGTTTATCTATGATCTTTTGCTTGATCATTTGGAATTCTTTATAAAGAGCAAGCATTGCTTTGAACTCATATACATTATCCAGTAGATAATTTTCACTTTGGTATACCAGATTGCACTTCTTCACTCTATTGGCAGGTGTCTTGATCTTTGCCAACTCCTTCTGCATCTTGGCATCATAGAAGTTAACTAAAGCATTGATGGTCTCATCGATGTTGCCTACGTTGCGTTTATCTCTAATCTCTGCATTAAAAAATTGCTTCAGATATGTGGAGATATGAAACTTTTTGTCTCCTGTATTACCAAAGTTTTCCACAAGGTCATCCAAGAAAGGACCACAGATTTGACACATACGTTCAATCTTTGTGATATGTCTGTTTAAGTCTGCAATCTCTGTTGGCGTAAGAGTAACTTTGTTGATGGGAGTATCATTCTGAATGCAAGCAACATCTTTACTTGAAGGAACCTTAGCACCAGCTCTTGCTTGCATAGATGCTAATTCATCGCCAGTGTAATGAGTATGGAACACCACACCAATCTTTGCTGATCTGATTTGTTTGCCCAGAGGACTGTCTACAGGTGCAGCATAGGTGATTGTGTTTGGTCGGAACATATAATACTGCGTTCCATCTACTGTTTTTGTCTCCAGAGTATCGTCAGTGAACAATAGATCGCCTTGGATGACGCCATCAAAGTCCAGTTCCTGAAAGTATTTGAGAGAATACTTGAGTTTGGTTGCCAGATCTCCGTCATACCAAATATCAATTTGTTCCTCACTGTAACATGTTTTTGGTTCTGTCTTATTAAAGACTGACTTGGTTCCAACAAAGAACATGCCTGTCGTAGGAGACTTGCCACAGATAACTGATGGTGCTCCATCCCACTTTGTCTGAAGGAATCCAGTTGCATCTGCTTTTTTACCAAGCATCTTCATCAATTCTTTCAAGAAACTGACTGACGCATTGCATCCCTCAACTCCATAGTTGAGCATCTCATCTTCTAAGTGTTCTAAGTGCTTGAGTTGAGTTACGTTTGCCATTACTTTTTATAGTAGTCTCCATTAGTATGAGTGGGGTAAACTCCGCCACTCTTGTTTCTGATGTTAAATTTGAACTCGTAAGACTTTGTTTCAAATACCATATCAATACGCTTTCCAGTTCCAGAAACACCACCATAATTTACTTCTACCTTATCACTTAGGAGAGTAGAAGCATCTTCCATATACTTTCTATCTATCTCATAGAAGTGCAAAGCAGATCCAGTATAATGACACATCCAATATCCATATCCTACACCACTTGCAATCAAATCTTCGAGTGCTCTCTTACCTGCAGGACTCAAAGTTGTTTCTGTGATGTGACCAGCAACTGTAGGACCAGAAGTCTTTCCATAATTTTCAAAAACATCTAAAAACTTCTGCTCATTGATGCCAAACATTTCCAGATACTTTTTACCGTCTGCAGGGATCTCACCTGACTTTAGTTTTGCTTCTGGGAACAATGCAAGTTTATCTCCACCACTGGAACGAACACCACAGTTAAAGAATGATAGTGTGCTGCCGAACTTAACTGAGAGATATACAGGTTTGCCACCGATTATTAGTGTAATATCTGTAAGTGTGGAACCAATATCAAGGGTGCTGGCACCACCTGCAGAGATAATGATATTGTTTCCTTTCTTCTTAAGAGGTCTTGCTTGGTTCTTACCACCCTCTCCAATTGCTTTGGTCGGTGCCTCACTATATGCTGCTGTGAGGGCACCTATAATTTGTTCTACGTGGTCTTGATACTTCTTGACTGGTTGACCAGAGCAGTAATCAATCAACGCCTGGGTGAGGTCATCCTCATACTGGTTGCCCATGTTGACTTTCTTACCACCCTTGACCTGACCACCGAACTCTGCTGTCTTCTCAAAATCTGTGAGTTCTAATTCAAAGTCTCTACTGCTGATTGCTCTGGGAGTTTCTTTGCTTGCAGGAAAATTACAAGTGAATTCAATGTTGTTTTGTCCACGAAAACCTGCTAAGCAGATTGATTGAAAAAGCATCTTTGCTTCTGCTTCTTCGCCTTTTGACATTCCAACGAAGTCCATGAACTTAGACTTCACATACTTCTTTCCTTGTTTCTGAGTCACCTGGAAACCTGAAACCTCAACAACACCAATGTCAGTGAGGAATCTATTTTCTTTACCATTCTTAGACATAGCTTTGTCAAAGAAGGTATCGATTCTATCTAAGTATTTGCCACCGTTTCTGGCAAAGTCTCCTGCTTTCATGCTAAGACAATAGTCTACTCAACTATTTAGAACGGAGGGAGGGGGAGTCGAACCCCCAAGGGCTTTAACACCTCAACTGTTTTCAAGACAGGTTCCGTC